TGTTGCTAGAGTAGGATCTCTATCAAAAGCCTGTTCTTCAATAGCTTCTGCAGCATTTGTTATATTTGAAGCTGCACTTTCTTTAAAACTATCCCATAAACCCATTGTTGTTCTCCCTATTTATCCCAGACGGTCGGTACTTTCGACATGCCGCCGACTGTCTTTGTTGTGGTAGATTTCCAGTGCTTCTTCACTTCGCTGGCAATTGTTGCATTTTGTTTATTAAAAGATGTAGTAACCCCTTCCATGAACTTTTTTACCAAGCCTTCGGCCATAGAAGTCCCTACCTGCACTAATGTATTGTCAATCTTACCGGCACTGAGTTTAATATTATTGATAATCTCCATTGATGTTAGACCAATAGACTTTGGTACGATTTCTAACATAAACGCCTCTCTTGCTTCTTTTACTGCTGTGGCACGCTCAGATAGTGTAGCCGCTTCCTTTGCCGCCCGTTCTGTTTCTGCAGGAGTCAAAGCCCCAACAACACCGCCGGCGGCCTGAAGCTCTGCCGGCAGCGCAGCACCGGGTTTATACGATATCATAGCTCTCATCTGTTTGCTGTCCATTCCAAAAGCATCTTTCAACGCTTTCATATAAGCGCGACTTGCCCTAGGGCCAGACTGTTCAATGCGACCCATCACACTCTGAATTGACTTGGACATATACTCCATTCGCTCTGGGTAATCCATTGACGCGGCTTTAACTGCGTCAAAGCTGCCGCCCAAAGTCCCCATAACTGCATTAATTTTACCTGCAGCTTGTTGTGCACCGTCTAAAGTTTCAAATCTCTCCAAGTTGCTCATCATTCCGCCAACACTTATGCCCATTCGTCTTGCTCTAGTTTGAAATAAAAGTGTTTGTCGGGTCATATCTTTGCTATCTAAGATATCCATAAAGTTGCCAACATTTTGATTAAAGCCTTCCCAAACTTGTGCATAGCTTTGACCAGTTGTTTGAGCAAATTTATTCAAAACTTGAGAAGTTTTAGTGACTTCCGACCGTGACTTGCCCAACGTTGCGCCAAAAGTATTAAATAGCTCAATGCTGGTGTGCGCTGCAATGCCCAATTTCTTATATACGGAGATTTGTTTTGTAACGGCTACAAAATCTTTCTTCCAAGCAGGAGTTACTACGCCAGCATAGCTCTTCATAGCTGCCTGTACACTCTTCATGGTATCTGTCATTGAGATACCCATTTCTGTTTGACGACGCTGCAACATTTGCAGTTGTTGTGTTATCTGCCCTGCGCCTTTAGCGGAATTGGCACTAAATTGTTGAATTTGAGTAGACCAATTTTCGTATTCTTTTATTATTTCCCCTATTCGACCAGTTTTGCCAAGAGCGCGTTGCAGTCGCTCCTGTGCAAGTTCCGGGCCTATTGTGCCTGTATCTTTGCCTTTGGTCTTCTTGCCAAGATCGATGGCCATTTGCAGTTGTTGTTTCATGCCCGCCTTCGCGGCGGTGGGGGCGGTTGTTATAAGCCTTTTCGCTGCGCCGACCTCGCCCTGATCGCCGCCCTTGATTTTTGTTATTAGTCTATTAAATGTATCAGACATATAAGCTTCCCCTGTCTAATAATTAGTAAGACACATCATTTCTGAGAGCGGGCTTCGTGTATTTCTCTTAAATGTTCTGAGAGCTTGCGAGCTTGCCAGTCTCTCAAACTAATAGGCAGCGCGTAAGCTTCAAAAAAATTCCAATGTCCATGCATTTTCAAAACAAACAATGTCTCATAGACACCATCCATATATTCACTCGTCAGGCCAAAAAAAGTCGCCCGTTATGGGCACGCCTCCTTTGTTCAAGTGGTCGCAGTCCTTACAATTGAACTCATAAACAAAATCAACATCTGGCATCACGCTTAAATAAGTTTTTCTAAAAATTCTTGAATCCATAATCGGCATATTGTTAACAAAATTCTTAATAAAAATAGGATCTGTATTTCCATTTATAGACTGCATCATTCTCGTATATCTTGCTGAAATCGTCTCTTCTGGTAAATTATGTTTATTTCGTTGAACTGCTGCAGCCACCATCGCGGTCTCATCTTTGCCCGTAAGAAGGCGAAGCTCAGCCGTTACCTCAGACTTTGGCAATCTTAAAAGAAAAGTGCCTTGCGGCGTTATTTCAACATTAGAATAGTCAGTTTCCTTATTATTGACCTCTTCTAAATCAATACTAATTTCATTAGTGACAAAACATTCTTCACAGGAAATTCTAACGCCATAGTCAGCACCATAAGCATTTTTTCTTGCATTAATTAATATTGCATTTTTATCGCCAATCACCAAGGAAGATGGATCAATTGATTTATCAACAAGAATGCTTTCAATTAATTTCTTGTGAACTATCCCCTCTCTATTGTATGCCGCATTGACTAAAATATCTTCTTGTTTTGTTGTCATAAAATATATTTCGACAGACTCTTGATCACAAAGGGGGTGCCCTTCTGGATAGTACTTTCCTCCTGAAGGTAAATAAACAATGTCTGTTGGCGGCGTGTATGTTTGTTGTGGTTGTGTTGTTGGTTGGTAATTTACTTTACTTTGATTTCTATCTCTCATTTTACCTCTAATAGGTGACATCTACTCTGTTATCACCCTGCTTGGGGTAAACTTTTAAGTTCGCCCAATCATATGATAACGTAACTTGAGCAGAATTTATATCCTCATTCGAATAATTTAATTCACTAAATTGTACACCTTTTATAAAAGCGCCCTCAAGGGACCACTCCTCGTGTACACTGCCATCTGGCCTAATAGTCTGGATCTTGACGACACCCAAAGAATTTACCAGTGCATTTTTGCTTATATCGTTCTCAGTTAGCCTACCAGCGGCTGTTTCGTCTGGCAGTGCCCATGCACAGCCTTTCAATTTTTTCATAAAAGTATTTGCATTTGAGTGACTGTAGACCTCTTTAACAGTAAAAGCTATATCGCCCCATTTAACATTAGTTGGATAATGAAAATGCCAATTTAAAAGCCTGTGGGGTTCAGTTTCAACTGTATAACCGGGTCGTCCGACTTGGCTTATGTAAATTGGGTGAAATCCGTTTACAAGCAAAACAAATCTAAAAGACTGCTGGGCGTCTTTTGTCATTTTAGCCCAAGCGGGTGTGGGAGCGTTGGCGCCAACACACGTTGAAGAAAATATTCTTCTGTTTAATTCACTAATAATTGATCCAGCCATTAAATTTAACCAGCAAATGTTTCAAGTTTAGCCCAATCATAAATTAGGCCAACTGTAATGCTCATTAAATCTTCGCTGTCATATCCAACATCATCGTAATTAACATTCTTAATCCAAGCATTGTATAGACGCCACTCTTCTACTTTTTTGCCGTCTGAATCAATTGTCTGGATTGTTACATCTGTTAATGCATTAGATGCCGCTTTTCTCTTTGACATGCTTATGCGCCAAGCCTCATTCTGGCCGTTCCAGTCGCTTGGAAGCACATAGCCTGAATCTTCAATCACCTTGAACATGGTTGCGGCGATATCAGGATTAATTGGATCAACTAATGAAATTTCAATGTCATTCCAAGTAACTCGACCGGGGAACTTGAACTCGTGTGACAAAAATTGATGTTTTGCACCGTCTGAAACAGTTATTTGTGGTCGACCAGAAGTCTTAACTACCCAAGCAGGAATGCCACCAAGACGAAGTATAAATTTAAATTTCCTTTTCGGCTCAATATTCATTGATTGCCATGCAGGAATACTATCAGGTTGTTTTTTCGGCATTACAGTTTATTCTCCTAAACTACTAATAATTAGTATTAATCCTCAAAAGCTGCACCAGTATTTGTAATGATAAAATCAACAGCGATAAATTCAATCGATCTTGCAGGCTTCAAGAAAATCTTAGCATACATTATATTTCTATCAACTAAATCTGGTGTAGTTGTAGTTTCATCCAAAATCAACTTGTAGTCATTTAAACCAAACCTTGCCTTGACATCGTTGAGGAACGGATTTGCACGATTAATGAATCGCTCCCAAGTCTCTCGGACATTCTGCTCAAACAGAAGTTCGTTTGAAATCGTAGAAATTCCCTTCTTGACAAAGATAAGCAATCTGCGAACATTAATTCTGTCCAATGCACTTCTGGTCACTTGTAAAGTCTTTTGACCAAAGATTACGATCCCTTCTTGTGGGAAAGTCGCAATTGGGTTAATATTGGCATCATAAAGATCATCGCGGTCCTTAGATGTAAGCCTCTGAGTGATGCCTACCACCGGTAAGCCTGCGAGGCCGCTTGAAAGACCACCACGATTAAAGCCAGCAGGGGCGAACCACGGGGCTTTAACCCTGTCGGTGTAGGACATTGCACCTATTGCCACAATAGAGGGCGGTACGAACACAAATGAGCCTCCAATGGTGTCCCTAATCTTGACCCATGGGTAATAGGCACAGCCATAGCTGCTGTTTAACTGCCTGTCCTTTAAGTTGTCAATAACATTCTGGGTGTTAGTTCTGTAAACTGGCTTTCCAATGTTACTAGAATCAGCGCCTTCAAATGAAGGCTCAAAATCTTTCTTAAGGTCAATTACAGCTAAAGTGTCACCACGGGACTCGGCCACATCAACCAACTTATCAGTAAGCGGCTCGTGCTTAAGGCCGGGGATCGACAAAAGATTGCACTCAACAACTTCTGAATCCTTGATTGTATCAATAACCTCATTGTAAGTGTTAAACACATAGCTACTCTTTTCTGTTGGAGTTGCAGAGGCGTTGTGCAACAGGCCACTTCTTAGTGGCTGTTGTTCTGTAATGTTTAATCCGTCGACGCCGCCATGGAAAAGAGTTGTAAATTTATTTACTCCCTCGTCAATAAGAGCCTTAA